AAAGAAAGTGTAGACATAGCCTGTCCTTATGCGGTCTTCCGTTCGTTCCATGCATCTGAATGAACTAAATTTCCGTCGAGATATTTCCAGGTAATTTTTTCATATCTGAGGTCTACAATCTCCATATGGTTAAGGTGCTGGCTGTTTGGGTCTTTGCAATTTGCCATCACAGGCGTTACAGAAACCACCCTGACATTTTCCAAAAACATATTAAAATATTCAACTTCCTGTCCGGCATCGTTAATACGATACCACTTCAATTCAGCAGACTTTAACAGTTGACCTGTGGATACGGCCTTGTAGAGATAGGTTGATGAGCTATCGAACTCCTTACCGATAGTAAATGAGCCATGAACGCGCGTTCCGGTTTGCTTCCCTGTGTTACCGTCAACGGGAATATGTAGGCCATGGCTGAAGCTGATAACTTCTATGCTTCCTTCCCGATTTTGTACATCGGAAGAACCTTTAATTATCGCTCCGCCGTCATCTGTCAAAAATAAGTGAGCTGGGATAGGCATTCTGGTTAACTCCATTTGGTTGAGAAATTGTCCAAACATTACTCCCTCATTATTTTTCTATTTGTAATTTTTTATTTCATCTGTGTTACCTATATTTACCCATTCAATAAATCCATTACGATATAGTTTTTAAATATATATAATTTATTTTTGATGTATGTCATAAGTCCGAACAAGACCGTTACGGCATTGCTCTATTTGCAATGCTTTATAGACGTTGCGTTAAAACCGGTCCCTGTAAGTACATCAAGTAAGAAACTTATGCATCATGAAGAAAAATTCCAAAACTCGCAGCCGTCGCGGATTTGACGGGCGTAAAAAGCCGATGGGGGATTTCAAGCAACAGCAGACATTCTGATTTCTGGCATTGCCAGCGGATTAACGGAATTGCAGGGAAAAGCACCAGGCATGGATTTTTAAGGACATGGACAAAATTACCGTGCTGGATATACACGATGATGACCGGAGCCATTCAGCAGGCATGGGCGATTAAAGCCAGGCAGTAAATAACGTGTGGCGTGTAAACGGATGCATCAAGGCTTGAAGTGATAAATCTTGTAGTTAAGTCCCTCTATGTATCAGGGGAATTTTTGATGTTGAGGCAGAAGTTAACAGTGAGGGGACATTACTCGATGCTAGCGTAAAAAAGCCACTCGCTAGAGTGGCTTAATCATATGATTTTAAAGCTAAAATTTGGTGGCCCCTGCTGGACTTGAACCAGCGACCAAGCGATTATGAGAACCATAACAGCCAAAGTAAAAACAATAACTTATATAAAAATCAGCAAGTTGAAAAACCAATATCCACCAATAAGAGCCAATATTCTTAAGTTGCTGCGACACTTTTGCGACATTTTAAAGGGTTTAGCCTTAACGCTTCTTCAAGGTGGTTTGGTGCAAAATGGGCGTAGCGCATTGTCATTTTGATGTCGGTGTGTCCGAGGATTTTTTGCAGCACAAGTATATTCCCGCCGTTCATCATAAAGTGAGATGCAAAAGTGTGTCTGAGTACGTGCGTCAACTGCCCGGCCGGTAATTCAATTCCAGCCCTTTCAAGTGCTGATCTGAAAGCGTAGTAACATGGGCTAAATAGGGCGCCGTTCTTTTTGGGTAGTTCGGCTATGATTTCGGGGTCAAGAGGGATGGTGCGGTTGCGCTTCCCTTTCGTTTTTATAAATGTGACTTTTCCTGCAGTGATCTGGCTGCGCTTTAATTTCTCAGCCTCTCCCCAGCGTGCGCCTGTAGACAGGCAAATCCTGACAACAATCTCTAAATCTTTAGCAGAGCTATGGCGGCATTCCTCTAAGAGCTTGTCAATCTGCTCTCCAGTAAGGTAGGCCATTTCACTTTCTTCTGTCCTGAATTGGCGAACGTTTTCTAAAGGGTTCGGTGCGTCCCATTCTCCAAGACGTTTTAGTTCATTAAACACAGCGAGGAAATAAGCGTGCTCCAGGTTCATGGTACGCGGTGAAACCTGAGTGACGCGCTTTGTCCGGGCAAAATGGCCATCCAACCTTTTAGCCCTATAAGCGGTGAACAGCTGCGCGGAAAACTCAGTGGCCATTGGGGAACCCATGCACTCGTCAGCCCAAAGCATGGTGCTTTTACGCTTTTCACCATCGCGCAGGGTTATCCCGTGGCGCTCATACCAGAGGTGAACCAGATCTGAGAGGCGGCGTTTTTCTTTTCCTTGTCCGAGCCATGGCGAGTCCTCAATTTTCTGAAGAGAGTAGTTTTCGAATGCTAACGCCTCGCCTTTAGTCGCGAACTTTTTGCGGACACGCTTGCCTTGTTTGCCATCGCTGCGGTTGACGGTATAGAAGTCCGCAACCCATTGCCCATCACTGAGTTTTCTTACGGTCATATTAATGAATCGTCAGGACAACACGCCCAATCACGGTGATATCGTCAATGCCACAATCAAAAGCCATGCCAACACCGCTTACTCTTACTTTCTTGATCGGGATGCGCGTCAGGGTGCGAATACTCGTTTTTCCTTCAATCTCTACAAGCCACTGATCGTCATAAACCTCTGTGAATGAGGTATCAACGATAAACTGATTATTACCTTCCAAAACACACAGGGGAGAGGTAGGCAAAGGGACGCCCGGTAAAAAAGAGACTTTATCCAGCATGTACATCCCTGCCTCATAAATTAGTCCGTCAACAATCTTACGGCGAGGCATTTTCAAGATATCCAGTTCTTGATCGTCAAACTTTCTACCTTGACCAGTGGCGAGCCACTCCAGTGATGCACCAGTTTCAGCAACGCACCGTACAACCATATCTGCCGGAAATATTCCCCTCTTGAACCGTGCCGACAGGCTGCTGGAAGCCATATCAAAGTGATCGGCTAGCTGAAGTTTTGAGGTGAATCCGTAGGCATCCACAACCCGATCTAAGACATCGCTACTGTGGCCTATTTGTTCAAAAGAAAATTTGCTCATTAGCTCACCCTTTCGATTAAGTCGAAATTGATATTGATTTCTCGATTTAGTCGAAGTAGAGTCTCCGTGTTGTAGGTTAAGTCGAATATTGGTTGATAAAGGTGGATATTGGCGTATCCACAACCGGAGGAGTTTGCATTATGCGTCCCAACATTACAATCGTGATCCCTGATCCATACATCCCGCTTGAGGAATATTGCCGCCGTACAGGTATGTCCAAAAGTACAGCTGAGAACCTGATTTCATACGGAAAACTTCCAATTAAGCCTAAAGGTGCGCAGAAAAGGGGGCTGGTAGAAGTAAACATGGCCGCCTTAACCGTGATGGCATTAAGCGAATGCGATGTTTCGTTTAACGCGTAATTCATCCTACGGATTAGGGGGGAGCTAACAATGTTTGATTATCAGACTTCTAAACATGCTCATTTTGATGCAGCTTGCCGAGCGTTTGCACTGTCGCACAATCTGGAAGATGTGGCCGCTGCCGTTGGTATGCGTCCGCAGATCCTGCGCAATAAGTTGAACCCGGTTCAACCGCACCGCCTGACCTGTGACGAGCTACTGGCTATTACCGATTACACCGAAGATGCGCGTTTACTGGATGGGATGCTGGGGCAGATTAACTGCCTCCCGTCCGTTCCGGTTAATAACGCCACTGAAGCGAACATGCAGTTTTGCGCATTAAGCGCTACCGCAAACGTGGGTGCGATCGCTGGGGAAGCCGTTTCAACTGAGCACATGACCGCCGCACGCCGCACACAAATTCTTGATCGTGCCCGTGATGCCATCCGTTCCCTTTCCGTTCTGGCTTACACCGTTGAAAGCCGCCTCCAGTCTGCGCCGGTTCTTGCTGCTGCCGTCGATATCGTGACTTCCAGCGCCAGCAGCATGATGTGAGGGATAACCATGAAAGCGTTCGTTACTTACCTGAAAAAAGAATCTCCGGCCATGCAGCTGGCCAGCGGGTCAACTGGTTGGCTTGAACTGCCAAACGGTCAACGCTGGAACCCTGGCCATCAGTACAAATTCAATGCCCATTCGTCTCGTCGTCCATGGTGGTTTCGTTTGTACGGAATTATAAGGGGGCGTTATGGCCATTAGCTCAAAGCAGCAAGAGATTGGCCTTAAATGGCTGAAGTATATACGCCGTAAATACCAAAGTGAAAAAAGTGAAGCCGCCGAATGGTGGGACAAATTAACACCAGAATGGCGCGGAGTAGTTTTACATGCGGCCGCAGTAAATTCCGGATCGGATGTTTTCAAGGCTCATTTGTGCAAATGCTGCTGGCAGGAGTTGTATGCGCGTCTGAACTACCGGGAAATGATTCAGCTGAAGCAGGGCATTTCCCGCGCCCGATTAACGTTTGAGGGTTTCGGGAGTTTGCGAGACAGCGATTTTTCCCGGCGTACAGCAAATCGTCCGGCCAAAGTGGTTAATCCGATTTACAGCAGTAACGGGGTGCAAATGGTTGTAGCACCTCAATTCGTTAGCAAAATGCAATTGTTGCAACAGCAGGAGAATCATTAATGTCCATTATCTCTGTAAACGCCAAAGAACTGGGACAGGAGTTGGCTGCGTGGGGTGTTCCACACAATTACGCCATTCTCTTTCTGGATAAAAGTACTGTTAAAAATGGCCGAGTGGCCTTACATCCGTTTTTCTTTAACGACACCGAGCACATGACAAACAAACGGCACTGGCTGGCCGTGAATGCTGCGTACTGGTGCTGTGTCTATCGTGAAGCGGAAAGCCAATACCAGCAGGTTGAAGCGCTGGCTGGCATTCGTTCAATGTATTACATCGCCGGGTCATTGGGCGCCGGGGAAGTAAAAGCGCTGATCCAGGAGTGGTGGCGTAATACCTACGAGCTGCACCAGATACCCGCGCCGAGCTACTCAGCCGCGCCCGTTACCGTCTCTTTCCACTAATTAACTGCCTGAATTTTTGGCCATCCCTGCGGTGGCCGGGGATTCTTTTGCCCTGAGGAAACCAAAATGCAAACAACACGCATGTTTTTACCCGTCAACCAATCCGGTACTGACCTGCTGGCAATGCTGGCAAAAGCTACTGAGGAAGGTAAAGCGGCCTCCGCCGATCTGTGTTCTGCCCGTCTGGATAAGCTGGCTGCGTATGCCGCAAACGAAGGTTTAAGCTCTGCCGAAATCGTGGAGCTGATCCGTGAAGAAGCTGCGGCCATTTGCAGCAAAGGCGGTGCGGCATGGAATTAAATGCACGTAATCAATTGTTCGCGGCGATTTTGGGCGGGGTGGTCTCTGGAGCGCGAGCCAAAGAAGGTAAAACCTGGTGCGAAGTAATTCGCCAATGTTGGCGTATCACAGACCAGTCGCTTTATTTTGCTGATCGCCTGGAAACAGAACAGCAGATAGCAAAGCGATGGATTGAGAAAGGTTTCGTGATTGTAGATACCGAAACCACTGGGCTTGGAACCGATGCTGAGATTGTGGAAATCTCAGTTGTCGACTGCGCCGGAAATATCCTGCTGGATACCCAGGTGAAGCCGTCAAAATCTATTCCGGCAGAAGCTACCGCGATCCATGGCATTACCGATGAAATGGTGGCTGATGCACCTTTATGGGAGGAAGTGCTGCCGCATGTGGTTGAGCTAACTCGCAAAGGATGGGTTGCATATAACGCGAGTTTTGATGCGCGCATGTTGCGGCAGTCTGGAGGGGATTTTGCTCTGCATGAAGATATTCGTTCACCTGAATGTGTCATGCAGCTTTATGCAGACTATAACGGCGAATGGGATGTTCGCCGCCGTAAATGTCGCTGGAAAAAGCTTGTTGACGCTGCTGCTGCGTTAAAGGTCGATGCTGGAGAGGGTTCTCCACATCGTTCCCTTTATGACTGCAATTTAACGCTGGGTGTCATTCTGGCCATTGCAAATGGCGGTGCCAAATGACAGTTAAAACTCCCCTTAAATGGGTGGGCAGTAAAGTCCGCCTTATGCCGCAGCTGCGTCGCCACTTGCCGGAGGGTAAGCGCCTGGTTGAACCGTTCGCGGGTTCCTGTGCCGTAATGATGAATACGGACTATGACGAATATCTGATCGCTGATCTGAACCCGGATTTGGTCAATCTGTATAAGGCGATGGCGTACCATACCGACGCGTTTCTTGTAGAGCTTGAATCCCTGTTTTCTGCCGGGGCGTTGGGGGAACAGGAGAGCCGCGCTATTTTTTACTATGCCGTCCGGGACGCGTTCAATTTGTCCGGAAAGGGGATTGGGGCGGAAAGCGTTGAAGCCGCTGCCCGTTTCATGTACCTGAACCGCCACGGCTTTAACGGGCTTTGCCGTTACAACCGCCGTGGCCAGTTCAATGTTCCGTTCGGAAAGTACAAGAAGAACTATTTCCCGCTTGATGAAGTCCGCGCATTTGCTGAAAAAGCGAAACGCGCGACGTTCATCACCGCGCATTATTCCGAAACGCTTGCGTTGGTTCGTGCCGGGGATGTGGTCTATTGCGATCCGCCATACCTGACGGAATCAGGAAATTTCACCTCATACACAGAAAGCGCTTTTTCGCATCTTGACCAGGGACGGCTGGCCAGAAGTCTGCGCCGTCTTGCTCGAAAAGGCATAAGTGTTGTTGCGTCAAACAGCGATCTGGAAATGGTGCATTACCTTTACGCTGGATTTGAGACGGTGAAAATTCAAGCGCCCCGCAGTGTTGGTGCCGCAGCTGCAAGCCAGAAAACCGCCGCAGAGGTCATTCTGAAATCTCCTGCCAGCCTCACTGCGATGATCGGGGCGGATAAATGATGACCGAACCTATGTCCGGGCTGTATGCGCTCACGGTGTTTGCGGCTTTTATCTTCTTTTCCTGGGAGGAGCGCCGGGACGCAGAGACTTCAGACGATGCGGATTTTATTTTAGTCGCAATCGCTGCACTTCTCTGGCCTGTACTGGTGGCGGTATGTGCTGCTGCTTCCATGATTAATGCCTGGAAGAAGTGGGTAAACCGTGGCTGATATGTCTCACGCTGGCCAACATCATGCCGTCAATACCTGGCGGCGTGATACTTTTGCGCCAGGAACGCCAGCGGATGCAACAATCACAGAGCGCCGTTTGTGGGCAGTTAACCCACAGGACTACGAATGGCGCTCACAGTTCCTTCATGAGATACCCGACTGGTTAGCCGGGTATTTTGGCAACCGTTACGAAAAGCTGTTTGCTGAAAGTGACGGCCGCCGCCGTGCCAATACATTCCTGCGCAAAACAATCGGTGAGAATGTATTGCCACGTCTGCGGAAAGTGGCAGCGCGTTACCAGCTGGCCGATGATGTAAGCGATCTCTCATTTGGAAAGTCATTGCAGCGCTTGCCGTCGCTTGACCGTACCGATCTCAAAAAGCTGTCTGGCCAGGTCTCTGGTTGGATGGCTCAGATGTTTTATGACTTCACCGACACGCTGAAGGGTAAACCAAAAGACGAAGGGGAAATGCGCCAGCGCACGCTGGAGGCTTACCGCAATCTTTGCTCGCTTTCCCTCATGCTGAACAATCAGCCGCCGTACTGGGCAGAGCACGAAGCTAATGATGGCCACCTGGAAACCCGAAAGGCGGAGTCCGGGATTTTACGTCTCATGGCTCCGGAATGGTGGTATCAGCGCCTGAAGCGTGCCCGTGATCTGCAGCGTGAACATCTGGCCATCGCCGTTGGCCAGGTACAGAAATATGCTAGTGCCTACGTGTCCCGTAAAACCCTGGGTGAATGGATAGACCAGAAAAAACGTAATCTGGAGTTCTTCAAAAAGTTTGATCTGATGGACGATGAGGGCAACCGCATTGCGCTGGACAGCATGGTACACCGCAGCGTTTCCAACCCTGCCATCCGTCGCTGTGAATTGATGGTGCGTATGCGTGGGTTTGAAGATATCGCCGATGAACAGGGGCTGGCTGGCGAGTTTTATACAATCACTGCGCCGTCACGTTATCACGCGGTACACAGCAAAGGTGGCTTTGTGTCTCAGTGGAACGGATTAAGCCCACGGGACACGCAGCGTTACTTATGCAACGTCTGGGCAAAAGCACGCGCGGCGATCTCTCGTGCCGGTATTCATGTTTTTGGATTTCGCGTAGTGGAACCGCACCACGACGGGACACCACACTGGCATATGTTGCTTTTCATGCGGCCGCATGACGTTGAGGCGGTGCGCGATATCCTTTGCTATCACGCCAGGGTTGCCGATTCAGAAGAGCTTCAGACACTCAAAGCGCTTAAAGCGCGTTTTTACGTTGAGCCTATCGATCCCGCTAAAGGGTCTGCAACGGGCTATATCGCTAAATACATCTCAAAAAATATCGACGGCTTTGCTCTGGATGGGGAGCAGGATGAAGAAACCGGGGAAAACCTGCGTGATATGGCCAAATCAGTATCGGCCTGGGCATCCCGCTGGCGGATTCGCCAGTTTCAGCAAATTGGTGGTGCGCCTGTGACTGTCTGGCGGGAACTGCGCCGACTGGGCGATCAGCGTCTGACTGATAATCGAATGGATGCAGTGCTGGCGGCGGCTGATGTTGGGGACTGGGCAGCCTATACCCAGTTGCAGGGAGGCGCACTGGTTGCGCGTCGTGATCTGGTTGTTCGTCTGGCGTATGAAATCACAGAGCAGGGTAACGAGTACGCTGAAGATATTCAGCGCGTTCAGGGCATCTATTCGCCTTTAATCCCTGATTCCGAAGTTTGCACCCGTCTGGTTAAGTGGCAGAAGGTTGCGAAGTTGGCCGAAGCGCCAGCGGAGGCGGGTTTTTCTGGCGGCAGCGCCGCCCCTTGGAGTTCTGTCAATAACTGTACGAAGGGGGGAACCCGGAGACGGTTAAAACTGGAATTGAACCAGAGAGGTTTTGCCGGAACTGATGAAGAGATCGACATTCTGAAGCGGGGTGGCGGTCTCAGATTTGGCCGTTCAGCCCTGGTTTACAGGGAAGGAAGGTTACAGGAGAAACGGAACAAGCCGGAAGAAGAGCAATGGCCGGGCTGGCAGTGATGGTTTGTAAGTGCGTGATTAGTAATGCGTAAATTTCTTTTTGCGCTAATTATCATTTCACATATTGTGCGTTTAGGTATACTGTATGGTTATACAGTGTTTTGTTTTGTGGGAGGGCTGCATGGATATCTTAGAGGCATCAGCAAAGCTGGAGCGCATCGAATTACTGGCAAAAATTGCCCATGTAAGTGAGATAAGCGCGAAGGAAAAGACTATTGCCTTAACTTGGATCGGTGAAATTGCTGAAGAGATGCGAGACGTGGTCAGGGGGGAAATAAAAAACCCCCAGAACGGGGGCATTTCAGGCAGCGGGCGCAGCCTTCAATAAATCCAGAGCCATTTGCTTTTGGTCGGGTGACAGGTTTTTGAGCAAGGTTTGCACCAGAGCGTCACCTGTTTTAGCGCTGGGGCTAAGAGTGTGGGAAAACGTCAAATTCATAACAAAGGTGTGCCCACACTCCACGTCAGCACAGGCGCAGTAAATATCTGCTATCTGGCGGTGTTTCCGGTTGGTTTTGCGAATCACAGCCTTCGAGCCGCACTCCGGACACTCAATTTTCAGGACTCTCATATTCCATTCTCCGGCTGTCAAATAATGCCTGGATTTTAGCCTTTTTTGACTCATGCTGCACCCTTCACCGTTGTTTCTTCAGCAAAATTCAAATGCAGGTGACGTGGAATTTCCGGATCGCTATTGATGGCCATCGCCAGACGGCGCTGAATAGGCAGCACTTCATTCTTTTTGTAGGTGCGCTCAATCTTTTCCGGGTCGCCCAGCCCGGCAGTATTCTGCGGAACGATACCTGCAAGCCCGGCCGGGAAGCGGTGCGCGTTCAGAATATCCTGGGCGCTGATGTTCTTCACGCTCGCAAATTCATCTTTGGCAGAAATGTCCCCCATCTCAATAAACTTGATCGCGTCACCGTCCCCGCCAGGGATGTTCACCAGGATGGTGGAGAAGTTGCCGATCCCCTTGCTGTCCCGCAGCTGCTGTTCAATCTCCTCCTCCATTTCGTCCGTCATGCTTGGGTCACGGGTATACAGAATGCCGCCCGTGTGCGCGCCGTTGTGGTAGTAGCGACGTCGAAAAATAACCGCCTCACTGTTCAGCAGGGCAGAGTGAACGCCGCCGATATAGTCCGGCAGACCATAGATGTGCTGCTGCGGGTCATACATCTTGATGAAAATGATATCGTCAGGCGGGAACGCCAGCGGCTCACCTTCCTGTAAAACCACGTAATCCCCTGGCACCGTTTCCGCGTTTTCTGTTTCTTTTCGGCGGCGCAGGTAAAGCCCTGGCAAAGGCTGAAGCCCGATCACATCGCCCCAGCCATTACGGATTTTGGCCACAGCAATATCTCCAAACGTCAGGTAATCAAAAACAGCGGCCTCCAGCTCGTCGAACGTCAGGCCGCCGCCCTGATAGTCCGCCGTAACCATGTTTTTACGGGCGTGGATAATCCCGCCGTGCTGGCCGTTCAGGTTGATAAGCTGCGCCAGCGCCAGGCGGTCAATCGGCTGGGTGTAATGGTCGGCGGCGTTGTCGTACCAAATTTCCCGGTAATCGGTTCCGGTGGTCAGTACCGGTTCTGGTTTGCCAAAGCTGATAATGCTCATTTTTTTGGATTTGTCTCCGCGCTGCTCGCGTTTCACAAAGCGTTTCTTTTTGCTCATGCTGCCTGTTTCCTTACACCCCAGCGGGATTTTGGTTTGTTTTCATAGTTAAGTGGTTCGTTATGCAGGGCATGGGTAATTGCCCAGAATGCCTCTGCGTGGCCTGTGTCCTGGCTGCGGTCCGCAACAAAGGTCATGGCGTTACCGCTCTGTGTGGTAGTACGTCGCACGGACATAAAACTGGCGGGTATTTCCTTCAGGTTTTTGTCCCACTCGATACGCTGGCTTTCAACCACGTCGGCGGCCTTCAGTACCAGCTGGTTTTTGGTGTTCATGTCGTAGCGGATTGGGACAACAACCTTCATGGCAAAGTGCTGGATGTTGTCAAACACACCCTGGCCGATCCCGGTCACGTCAACGCCCAGATAGGTGAAGTTGTACTGGTCGAAAAGCTTTTCGATCTGCTTTGCCTGGTAGCGAAAGTTCATGCCCTTCCAGTAAATCACCTTCAGCACGCGGAATTTTTCCACGGCAAACATTGGCGGGGCGACAATCACGAAACACGACAAATCGCCGCTGCGTGCCGGGTCGAAGCCGCCCCATACTGGCCTGTCCCCAAACGGCCGTTTTGCATCCGGGTTGTGATCCTGCCAGGTATCCACCTCCACGCCGCACGCTTCCAGGTCGGAAAAGCTGAAAACGGAATCCTTGCTGTCCACGAAGACGCACATATAAAGCATGTCGAACGTGGCGGTGTTGTAGCGGTTGCGCAGCTTCTCGATGTTGGCCAGATTGAAGCCACCTGCAATGGCATCTTCCATGGTGATGACATAGCGCCACTGGCCATCCGGGCAGAGCCGGCCACCGTCACGCATTTCGTCGAACAGTGGAAATTTGATGGCTGCGCGTTTCTTGCTGCCCTGTTTCCACTCTTCACCCGTCCAGAACGGGTACGCCTGGTGCGTTTTGGCCGATGGCGTGGAAAAGTAGGTGGTCCGCCATTTGTCATGGGTGGCCATCGCGCTGGCCACTTCATTCAGTTTTGCAAAGTTGGGCACCCAAAAATATTCATCACAATACAGATGGCCACTGTATGACTGGGCGGTGTTTTTGTTGGTAGACAGGAAACGCAGCTCTGCGCCGTTGCTTAAGCGGATCGGGTTCCCGGTCAGCGTGATGCCAAAATACTGTTCCGCAATGTTGACGATGTAAGACCGGAACACTTCCGCCTGTGCTTTGGACGCGGACAGGAATATTTGCGGATCGCCCGTCATTACCGCATTTTCGAACGCCTCAAACGCAAAGTACCAGGTTGCGCCGATCTGGCGGCTTTTCAGGATGTTCCTGACCAGCTGGCCAATGTTGCGGCGCAGGTGTTTCTGATACTCGAAAAGATGTTCGTCCGCCCAGGTGTCAAAATCATCCTGGGTTAGTGAAGAGATATCATTTTTCTTGTACTTACGTTTACCGCGGGGTTCGTCGTCGTTTTCCCCTCGCGCAGCTGCTTGCCGTTCCCCCTGGCTGGATGCCAGCTTTTCTTTATGCTTATTGCTCTGGGCACGCAACTTTGTGGCGTGGGCAATAAGCAAATCCATTTCTTTTAAATCCAGATCGGTTTTATTGTCGCGCCCGGCTAACAGCTGGTAACGGCGTTCAATTGCCTCCTCTGTACTTTCGAAGCTGAGCAGGTCAGCCCATTTATATTTTTCAGCCCAGTAGTAAACGATCCGCGCATTCGGCAGATTTAATTCTGATGCAATTTCTTTGGGCGTGTAGCGGCGCAGGTAAAGTGCGCGGACAACGCCTTTTAATTCGTCTGAGTATTTAGCCATAGATTTAATTATGCCGTGCTACTGATGAAAAAACGGCGGGGTTAATTCGGGGCTGTTCGGTAAAGGCTTATAACCGAACTGTTCAGAATAAAGCGTAATGCGGTGATGTATTTAATTAGCAATAATCAAATCCACAGCAAGGGAAACAGTTAAACGACAGAGGGGGAATTATGTGTCGCATTTAAAAACTGGCTGGCTGTGTGTTGCAACCGAAGGCGATACGGTTGACGGACGAATTATGGAACGGCAATGGATTATCGACATGGGGGAAACCTATGACAAAAACCATTATGCCGCACTGATTTGGCCTGAGCATGACGATTCATGTGGCAACTTTGGAGAAGTGCTGGAAGCGATGTGGCAGGACGGCGATGACGGACTGGCACGGCTGTATGTCAGCCTGTGTCCTAATAAGCGTTTGATCTATGCCAATGATGAAGGGCAGTTGCTTTACTTCTCAGTAGAGCCAGAACTGAACTGGCGCGGAGGGGATAAAACTTATCTCATGGGGCTGGCAGTTACAGACCGCCCGGCCAGTGTCGGCACCACACGACTGCGCTTTAGTCGGCGCAAATTAAATAAACAGGGATATTACGGTTGCGTGATTTCCCGTAATGGCAAATTTACGCAGGAAGGAAATATGAAAGGTTGGCAGAAATTATTTGGTATGAAACCGAAGTTTGAAGAGCAAGATTCGCAGGATAATCCGCCAGCGGATGATGATAAATTACAGGCGCTGGCCAGTGCAGTAAACGATCTGGAAGCGCGTGTGGGGGCAATTGAAACCCAGCTTAATTCCGTGCAGGACGATGTAGACACTATTACCGAAGTAGTGGACACGGAAGAGTTCGCCGCTATTCGTGATAATGCGAAAGAAATTGTTACCCGCTTTAATGATTTGGGTAATAAAGGCGGTCAGCGTAAACAGCGTCAGGTGTCGTCTAAATCCGGCAAGTTTAGTTACCTGTAATTTACCGCAACGCGAATAAGCAAAACATTTTTATTATCGCTTAATTGCGAGGGAGTCTTATGTTACTGAATAACCGTGCGCGGGATTTACTGGACAATTATACGGCGGGGATGGCGCAGCATTTTGGCACGCAAAACCCAGGCCGTTATTTTTCCCTGAATGACCCGCAGGAAACTGCGTTGCGTCTGGCCATGCTGGAGTCCGTTGAGTTCCTGAACTGGATCACCTCGCTGGATGTTGACCAGTTGAGTGGTCAGGTCGTCAACGTGGGCGCGTCCGTGCTCCATACCGGGCGCAGTGAAACAGGCCGATTCGTCCGCCAGGTAGGGGTTGATGGAAATACCTATTCACTGGTTGAAACGGACAGCTGCGCCGCGCTGCGCTGGGATCTGCTTTCCGTGTGGGCGAACGCCGGGAAGGAAGAAAACGAGTTTTACAACCTGGTGCAGACCTTCAGCACCCAGGCGTTTGCCATGGATATGCTGCGTATCGGCTTTAACGGTACTCACCGCGCCAAAACCACAGACCCAATTGCCAACCCAAATGGCGAAGATGTGAACATTGGCTGGCATGAAATCATGAAAACCATGATGGACGGCAAGCAAATTATGACCGATCCGGTGGTGCTCGATCAGGCGGGTGATTACAAATCGCTGGATGCGATGGCCTCCGATCTGATTAACGCCAAAATCCCGGCACAGTTCCGCAATGACCCGCGCCTGGTGGTGCTGGTAGGTGCTGACCTTGTGGCCGCTGAACAGTACCGACTGTTCCAGGCTGCTGACCGTCCAACGGAGAAAATCGCGGCGCAGCTGCTGGGCAACACTATCGCTGGCCGTCAGGCGATTATCCCGCCGTTCATGCCGGGCAAACGCATGGTGGTTACGCCACTTTCGAACCTGCATATCTACACCCAGCGCAACACGCGCCAGCGTAAAGCGCGCTTTGAAGATGATCGCAAACAGTTCGAAAACAGCTATCTGCGTAATGAAGGCTACGCGATCGAAGTGCCGGAGCTGTACGCGGCGATTGATGAAGATGCCGTGACGATCGGCAAGCCGTCTGAGCCAGTGGAGGGTTAATCAATGTCTCTTTCACCCGCGCAGCGTCATAACCAGCGCATTGCGATGGAACAAAAGCTGAAGCAAAGCCTGGCCGTTGGCACCACGGAAAGCATGCACCTGCTGATTAAGGCGCTGGAAACAGACGTGGAACAGGTGCGAAGCCTGCCGCTGATTGCCGATCGCGTTGAGCATAAGCGCAACGTGCTGCTGCCGAAATGGGTTCCGACTGTGGAAGCGTATCTGGCCAGCGGCCAGGTGTATGCCAATCCGGTTCTGGCCTGGTGCGTGATCTGGCTGTTTGACGTGGGCTATCTGGATAAGGCGCTGGAATGGGCTGATATCGCTATTGCCCAGCAACAGGCCACGCCGGAACGACTGCGCAGCAATTTCCCTACGTTCGTGGCCGATACGATGCTGGCCTGGGCGCAGGAGTCTGCCGGGCGCGGGGAAAGCATTGAGCCTTATTTCTCTCGCACATTTGAGAATGTGGCCACCAAATGGCGGCTGCATGAGCAGGTGACGGCGAAATGGTACAAGTTCGCTGGTTTACAGCTGCTGCGCGGCGAGGACGGACAGATATCAGCGGCAAGCGTTGACGATATTGACGCGCTGAAAAAAGCCGATGAGTTGCTGGCCATTGCCGAACAGCATTATCCAAAAGCTGGCGTTAGCACCCAGCGACAGACCATTGCCGCGCGTATTCGACGTCTCGAAAAGGAGCTTAAAGATGGCAACAGTAATCAAGTTTAAACATGAGCTGGGGCAGGTGGTGAAGGTCACTATCAGTGGTGAACAGGGGCACGTTAAAGCCCGCGCTGAATACACCAATTGCCGCAATCAGTACCTGATCCACTATCTGGCCGCTGATGGCCGCGCTGTGGATTCCTGGTTTGATGAAAACGAGCTGACACCCGTTCAGCCTTAAAGACTACCGCAAGCCAGGCGGGCGCGGTGGAGGGCAGAAACACGATGTGAAGCTGCGCCGTGGAAACCGGACAGCCCGCCTATTTTTTCGGGGGAGCCATGTTTAGTGGAAAGCCGCTTGATTATCAGGACGAGCCTTTAAAAAACGAAGGATTTTGGCCAGACCTGAACCTGAAGGACTTTCAGGCACAGCGAGCGATCCCGGCTGATGTTGACGCGGACACCGTTGCCCAGGCGCTGCTGGCGGCTGTAGCGGAGGTGAATGCGGAGCTGGAAAAAGTGGAAGCCAGCTGGAAGGCAAAAGGCGTTCTGAGCGCAGGGGACGCGCCGGGGGCAAGGATGGGGGAGTTAAACGCCCTCTGTGCGCAGTACACAAAGGCGGTTTTTGCCAGGGCAAAAGCGGACCTGTTGGGGGAGTTTGCCACCGTTGGGCGGCGTGATTCTCACCCTGGCCAGGAAAGCACAGAAACCCGCGCCGGGTTACTGGCAGAGGCATCTGTTGTGATCCGCCGCATGAAGGGGCTGAAAAGGGCAACGGTGAAGAAAGTATGAGCCAGACACAGCTGGAAAACCTGACGGCTTTTTTTACAGACAACGTTCCAGCACGCGCAATGCAGTCCTTTGACAGCGTGCTGGATGAAATGGCGTTCGTACCGGCTGCAAAGGATTTGGGGCTGGGGCAGTACCGCCAGGCGGTGATCCGCTATGACGCGGTACTGAGCTGGGAGCGTTTCCCGTTTCGCCTGTGTCCGCCGCAGCTGCTCATGTCGCTGATGGCTGCCTGGCTTGATGAGGCTGACAGGGAGTTACTGGACGAAATCGGGATAACGGAGGCCGATCCGCAGTGGGATGTGTCTGTGCCCGATGAAGAAACCGCCGATATTGTCCTGACGGTGCCTATGGCGGAAGAGCTGGTGATCCGTGAGGACGAAAAAGGATTAATCCCCTGGCGGGGCAAGCGCTGGTCACTGGTTGATCCGGAAATCTGGACGGCGCTGACCGCAACGATTTACGGCGTGGATGAATCCGGTGCGCCTGTGGGCGATGCGTCGTGATTGCCGGAGGGGAGCTTAACAAACGCCAGCTGGCGGAGCTGAAAAAGGCGCTGGCCAGCATGGAATTGCCGCCCAAAAAACGGCAGCGGCTGCTGTGGCGAATGGCGAAATATGGCGTTATTGCCGCCGCTAAACGCAACGTGCGGAACCAGGAAACGCCGGAAGGGGAAGGCTGGGAAGGACGCAAAACGAAGCGCAAAGGGAAGATGCTGCGCAATATGCCGAAACTGCTGCATATCCGGGAAATGCCTGAAATTAAGGCAGTGCGGATCTACCTGCAGGGAGGCGGCTACCGGAACGGGGAAAAACCCGTACCTGCTGGCACCGTGGGGTATTCACAGCAGAACGGTATGCGCGTTCGTGTGAGTCGCGCCAGCCAGCCAGGGGGAACGCAGACAGGGAAGATGGCCACTGCTGCGCAGGGAAAAAAACTGCGTGCGCTGGGCTACCGGGTGCGTCGGGGTAAGCGCTGGAAAAAGCCCACTATCCGGGAAATCACCAGCGAAATGCCGTACGGACAGGCGGGTTTGCTCATCCGGAAGTTAAGCGGCAAGGCTGTAAAAACGAGCTGGACTATCGATCTTCCTTCCCGCGTATTTTTGGGAATGGGTGATGAGGACTTTAACAAGGCGCTGGCACGCCAGCTTCAGGCCATCGGCTTTGGCTGGGATGTGAATGCGCAGGATATCAGGGGGAGAACATGACCTGGCCAAATGTGACCGTTAACCAGGTAAACCAGCTACTGGGCGAAACCAATGAGGTTGAACGCACGGTGCTGTTTATCGGTACGGGAACCAAAAATACAGGCAAGACCCTGGCTGTGAATACCCAAAGCGATTTTGACGCGCTGCTGGGTGAGGCTGACAGTCAGTTAAAACGGGACGTGCTGGCGGCAGTGTCGAATGCTGGCCAGAACTGGTGGGGATTCGTTCATGTGCTGGCCGCTGACAGCGAGCCGGATGCGTGGGTTAAAGCGGTGCTGGCCGCACAGGTATCGTGCTCTGTTGAAGGCGTGGTGCTGTGCAATGACATTTCCACAAAGGCGGAAATTGGCCAGGCCGTAACGCTGCGTGCGGATCTGATCGCTAAATACGGCCGCTGGGTGTGGTTCATTCTGGCGGCGCAGGGAATGCAGGATGAAGAGGGACAGGCGGATTATCTTGCGCGTATGTCCATCCTTCAGGACGGCATTGCGGAAAAAGCGGTGCAGCTGGTTCCCCGACTCTGGGGAAATGAGCCGGGCGTGCTGGCTGGCCGTCTGTGCAGCCGTGCCGTCACCGTGGCGGACAGTCCGGCGCGTGTAAAAACGGGTGCGCTGGTAAGCCTGGGCAGTGATGAACTGCCGCTGGATGGCGCGGGGGATGTGCTGGAACTGGCCACGCTTCAGGCTTTGGAGGCGCAGCGCTTCAGCGTCCCGATGTGGTATCCGGATTATGACGGGTTCTACTGGTCAGACGGGCGCACGCTGGACGTTGAGGGGGGCGATTATCAGTCCATCGAAACGCTGCGCGTTGCCGATAAAGCCGCACGTCGGGTGCGTCTGCTGGCCATCGGCAAAATTGCAGACCGTTCGCTTAACAGCACGCCGGGCAGCATTGCCGCACACCAGACGCTGTTTGCGAAGCCGCTGCGCGAAATGTCCACGGCAGCAAATATCAACGGGGTTTCATTCCCCGGCGAAGTGAAGCCGCCGCAGGATGGTGATGTGACCATTGTCTGGAAAAACAAAAAGGCGGTGGAGATTTACATTGTGGTGCGTACCTGGGAAGTACCGCTGCAAATCACCATCAGCCTGTTACTGGATGCCAGCCTGGAGGCCGCCGCATGAGTAAGCGTATTTCGGGGATGTCGTTTGATTCTTACGTTGACGGCGATCTGATCCACATTGAGAAAATTTCTCTCGATATCACGGACAACAGCGCCGCCGCGCAGACCCGTGGCGTGCCGGATGGCCACGTTGATGGCGACGTGGCGGCAGAGGGTGAAATTGAAGTCAGTTCCAAAGTGCTGAGTGTACTGACGGCGAAAGCACGATCGGCGGGTTCCTGGCGCGGTATTGAACCAGTGGATTTCCTCTTCTATGCCAAAGCTGGAAACGAGGAAGTCAAGGTGGAGACGTTCGGCTGCAAACTTCAGCTGAGTAACCTGCTGGATATCGATCCGAAGGGTGGCAGCGTGGCCACGCACAAAATCAAATATTTTGTGACCAGTCCAAAGTTCGTAAACATCAACGGCGTTCCGTATCTGGAAGCGGAAGCCACGGAAAACCTGATCGGGTAAGGGGCAGGGATGCAGGAGTATGAAAAAGGCGCGCTGACGCTGGCGGTTATGGGGGCGCTTATCGCGCTGGGTAAGCTGCTGTCCAGCAATGAGCCTGTTACGGCGCGGCTGGCCATCGGGCGCGTGATTGTCGGGAGTGCGCTTTCTGTGGCGGCGGGTTCGATGCTTTATCTGGTTCCTGAGCTACACCCGCTGGCGCTGCTGGGGATTGGTTCGGCGCTGGGGCTGGCCGGGCTTCAGGGGGTTGAACTCTGGCTCAAACGTAAAGGGATCAACTCGGGGGCAGGTAAATTATGACGTTAAGTGAAAAACAGCAGCTGTTCACCGTGATGGTGGGCAATCTGATCCACTGGGCTGAAGAGCACGGCTACCGCCTGACCTTTGGCGAGGCGTACCGCACGCCGGAACAGGCGGCGCTGAACGCTAAAAAGGGCAGCGGCATCACCAACAGTCTGCATACACAGCGCCTGGCCGTGGATTTTAATCTGTTCGTGAATGGTCAGTACAAAACCGCCACGGCCGATTATCTCCCGCTGGGTGAATACTGGGAATCGCTGGGTGGTACGTGGGGCGGCCGCTTTAAATCCCGTCCGGACGGGAATCACTTCAGTCTGGAACATAACGGGGTGCGCTGATGACAAACGGCCAGTGGCTGGTAGTGGTTGCGCTGGCGTTTGTCTGGGGCTGGCTGACCGCCGACTGGCGGCGGGACAGCCTGGAGCTGGCGATCAACTCCGCCGCGCAGGTTGCGGGTAACAAGTCCCAAAAGGCGATGCTGGAGATTGCCAGCGAATCCGCCAGGGGGCTGGAAGAGAAACTGGAGGCGCTGGAGAGTGGCAGACCGAAGGAAATCAGGACGGAAATTCTTAAGCCGGTTTTCACTAACGTTTGCGTGTCTGATGATTTTATCCGGATGTATAACGCAACCGTCGAAAATACCGAGCGTACCTTATCAGGAAAACCTGAAGCGAAAATGCCCAACGGAAAACCTTCCGCGCATTAAAGGTAATACCGGGGCGGATATCGCTGCCCCTGCTATTGAATATCAGGATTTATATTCTGTATGTGCAGCCCGTCATAACGCGCTGATTGATGAAATGAACAAACGAGAGAGTGTATTAAATGGAACAGAAAATTAATCTGGTCGTATGTGGTAAAGAAATTGTTTTTGCGCCTAACCAGACCGCCTATAACAAATTCATTAATGAAATGGCGATGGATAACAAAGTTGCCCCGGCGCATAACTATTTAACCAGAATTGTGGAGCCGGAAAGCAAAGACGCGCTGGCCGAGCTTTTAAAACGTCCGGGTGCAGCGTTGCAGCTGGCTGGCAAGGTAAATGAAATTTACGCGCCTGAGCTGGAAATTGAAGTAAAAAACTGACAAAGCGAGTCCGGACTATTGAGAGAAACGGACTCGACCAGTATTTAATTTTACGCCGCCACTATTTACCCCACGGGGACGATTCCATTGACGATATTGCCGCCGCTGTGTGGCTGGATAATCGCCATTGGGAAAATATGCGTATTGCTGTTGCAAACGGAATAAGCACTGCTTTTAAAGGCGATGAATGAAACAGTTAGATTTTACATTAAGCCTGATTGATAAATTGTCCCGCCCGTTAAAACAGGTGCAGAACAATGTGACCGGCTTTGCGGAAAAATCGACGGCAGCGTTTACGAAGATTGGCGGCGGCGTGCTGGCGCTGGCCGGAACGGGCATGGCCATCAAAGGCGCGTTGTCTCCGGCCATAGAAATGTATGACGCGCTGAATGAAGCGGCCGCAAAAGGTATCGACGATTCTGCGCTTAAAACCATTCAGCGGGACGCGCTGACGTTCAGTACGACTTACGGCGCCAGCGCGGTGCAGTTTGTTCAGTCCACTGAATCAATCAATGCAGCCATTGCCGGGCTGACCGGGAATGAACTGCCGAAAGTGACGAAAGTCGCCAACGTCCTGGCGTTTGCCATGAAATCAACCGCGGCGGAAACGTCGGAATTCATGGGGCAGATGTTCGGTAACTTTTCGTCTGATGCCGCACGCCTGGGCAAAGTGCAGTTCGCTGAACAGCTGGCCGGAAAGATGGTTTACATGCGTAAGACGTTCGGCGCGGAAATGGCCACTATCAAAGACCTGATGGAGGGCGCGCGCGGCGTGGGGACAAACTACGGTGTCGGGCTGGATGAACAGCTGGCCGTGCTGGGGCAACTGAGCCGCACGCTGGGAACGGAAGCGAGCAGCGCCTACGAAGGCTTTATGACAGGCGCGATTGATGGCGCTAAAAAGCTGGGGCTGTCCTTCACTGACGCTACCGGAAAAATGCTGTCCATGCCTGAAATGCTGGCGAAGCTACAGGGCAAATATGGCAAGAGCCTGGAAGGGAACCTGAAGGCACAGGCGGAGCTGGATGAAGCCTTTGGGGACAGTTCGGCGGTGGTTAAGCAGCTGTATGGCAACGTTGCGCTGCTTCAGCGGAATATTACCGAGCTGGGCGGCGCTGACGGGCTGAAGCGTACACAGGAAATGGCGGCCAAAATGGTGAAGCCGTGGGATCGCTTTATTGCCATCCTGACGGCCATTAAAACCGTCATTGGCCTGACGCTGATCCCGGTGCTGTATCCGCTACTGAATCGCCTGGCAGATATGGGACAGACCTTCGCCCGGTGGATGCAGCTGTTTCCCAACATCGCGCGGGTGGTGGGCTATGCCGCGCTGGCACTGCTGAGTTTTGCGGCCGTGGGTGCCATCGCCAATATTGTGATGGGCGTCAGTACGTTTGTGATGATGGGCATGACGAAGGTGCTGGCACCCGTGGCCAGACTGCTGGGACTGAATCGCCTGGCAATGCTCGCCAGTAACGCCGTGACGCAGCTGTTTACTGCCGGATTGCGGGGTTTGCGTGCCGCACTGCTGGCCGCCAGTATTGCCGCCCGTGTGGGTTCTGCCTCGTTTTTACTGATGATTGCCCCGATTGCGGCCGTTGCCCTGGCGATTGCTGGCGTGGTGCTGGCGGTCATCAAGTTCTGGCAACCGATCAAGGCTTTCGTCAGCGGTTTTATCCGTGGCTTCAGCCAGGCCAGCGGCGCACTTACACCGTTTAAAGGACTGTTCAGCGGCATCGCCACGGCGGTGGGCTGGGTATGGAACGGTGTGAAAACGCTATTTGGCTGGTTTGGCAACCTGCTTTCCCCGGTACAAATGACAGGGGAAAAACTGGCTGGCGTGACCAGCGCGGGGGAAACCTTTGGCCGCGTCGTGGCGGGGGCGGTTGGCCTGGTTCTGACTCCGTTTGAGCTGGTTTATCGTTCCATTCAGACGGTCATTGAGATGTTCGGGATCGTTATTGATGGCTGGGGTGATGTGGTTAACGCCTTTGATATTAATTCCCCTGTCGCCTCCTTTGAAAAAATGGCCAGCGTGATCGGGGGCGTTTTCGGGAAATTATGGGACACCCTGAAAGGTTCATTTACCGGAACGTACAACTGGATTATTGAAAAGCTGAATAAAATTCCGGGCGTGGATATTGCCCTGGCTGCTGATACAGGTTCGGGAGCAAATAAGGGAATACCCTTCAATCCTAAACAGGTTGAACAGGCCGCGTTTTCTTCACCTGAAATAAAACAGGTTGAGTACGGCGGGAATATTACGCAGCAGTTAACGCAAAACACGTTATTACCGGAGCCGCCGCCAGCAATTGCCCCCAGTGTGCTTTTAACAGGCGGGGAACTGAAAGGCGTTGAGCGCGGCGGGATCGGTAAAACCATAAACAGTAATTCTAAATCTGTTACGGACAACAGCCGCAAAATTGACACGGTGAACATTTATCCGAAAGAAACGCTTTCACCGGGGCAATTGCAGGAGTGGCAGGAGCTAAACCCATGAGTGATTTGCTTTACATCGATCTGCTGATTGAAAACGGTAATTTTGTTTTGAATACCGGGAAAGAGCCTGAGCTGTGTAACAACCGCAAAAGTATCGGGCAGGACATTATTCACAGCATTCTGGAAAGCGGCCTGGCCACGCAGCTGGTTGGCGAGCGCAGCCCAACTTTACGCGCGGATATCTTCACGCAGCTGGAGCTGCTGATTGAAGAGGATGAACGCATTGTGCCAGGTACGGTGGAAGTGAGTGAGGAAAGCCAGAAGCGGTTATGGGTGACGGCGAGCACGTATGACTTTGGCGGAATATCGGCGCAGGTGGATTTATGACGGAAAAGCCGCAGGTAGATTTTGAAGAGGTAGTGAAGTCCAGCGGGATGCCCGTTACGGAAGAGGCGGTGCGCACCCGTTTCAACGCCATCGCAGCGCAGGAAGGGCTGATTACTAACACGTCGCGTATGTCTCCGTTCTGGCGGCTCATTACTGCGATTGTGACCGCGCCAGTGATGTGGCTGAAGGATGCGCTGGTTATGGTGGTCATGGCCAATATGTTTGTGGCCACTGCGGGAGGTCAGATGCTGCGTTTGCTGGCCTGGGCGGTGAACGTCACGGCTAAACCTGCCAGCGCGGCGGAAGGTGTGATCCGCTTTTACAAGGCTGATTCAAAACAAACCGTCACTGTGACGGCGGGAACGGTAGTCCAGACCGAAAGGATTAACGGCAAAGTTTACGCCATGGCCACCGTGGGCGATGTGGTGATCCCGTCCGGCACGGCAAGCGCTTTACTTGCCGTCAAAGCCACCGGAACGGGCGGGGCGTACAACCTTGCGCCGGGCTATTACCGCATCCTGCCAGTAGCCGTGGACGGTATCAGCCATGTGGCCAGTGAAGAGGACTGGCTGACCGTTCCGGGCGCGGATGAAGAAAGCGATGACGAGCTGCGCGAGCGCTGCCGGAACCAGTTCAACCTGGTGGGGAACTATCACACGGATGCGGTTTACCGTTCGATGATTGCCAGCGTGGCCGGACTGAGCATTGACAGGATTTTCTTTCTGCATGATGCGCCCCGTGGTCCGGGTACAGCGAACGCATATTTGTTACTGGATAGCGGGGTAACGTCTGAGCCGTTTATTGAAGCCGTTAATGACTACATCAACACGCAAGGCCACCACGGCCACGGGGACGATATGCAGTGTTTTGCCATGCCGGAAACCCGCCACGATCTGGATGTGACGGTGTATGTCAGAAACCTGGGCAACCTTGAAGCGGAGCAGCAGGACACGCTGAAGAAAGGGATTGAAAACCTGATCCGCTGCGCGTTCAGGGGAAACACGGATTATGACGTGAAAAAAACGTGGCCGTATTCCCGCTTTTCGTTTTCGCAGCTGGGGCGCGAGGTGCACAAAACCTTCCCGGATTCGGATTCCATTGAGTTTTCGCTGAAGGATATCACCAGCGATCTGAGCGTGCCGCGCCTTAACTCCTTAACGGTGAGCCTGAAAGATGACTGATTTTCTCAAAAAGCTGGCCAGTATGGCGCTGCCGTCCTGGATGAATAAAGGCGAGCCACTGGCCTTATTGCGTACGGCGCGGACGTTCTGGGCTGAGGTGTACAGCTGGATTACGTGGCCATTGCGGCAGTTTGATCCGCTGACATGCATTGAGCCGGTACTCAATTTAATCGCCTATGACCGTGACATAAGCCGCTTCAGTGGCGAACCGCTGAGCCTGTACCGCAAGCGCGTGGCCTATGCCTTCATCAATGCGCGTGATGCGGGTTCCGTTGAGGGGTTTATTAATATTTTTGCACGGCTGGGCATTGGTTACGTGGAGCTGGTTGAACGCCAGCCGGGCATTGACTGGGATGTGATCATGGTGCGCGTCACGGACAGCCAGATCGCAGACAACACGCAGCTGATGATACAGATAATTCGGCAGTACGGGCGAACCTGCCGCCGTTATCAGTTCGAAGTGATCACGTCTGAAAGCCTGGCTATCCGGGCGGGATGGGATCAGGGGGAATACGTGGTTTATCCGGCTCGCCTGAGCAGCGCGGAAGCCAGCGGCGCAACGTTTAGCGCGAGTTTATAGGGAGAATTTATGTCACAGACAGCTATCACACTGGCCTTTGAACAGTGGAAAGCCAGCCAGGCGGTAACGGGTGAACCCGTTCTGCTGGATGAATTTGTTTTTGCCAACGTGCCGGGGCTGGATGCCACTAAGCCTGTTGACCGCAATGAAGCACTGCCACCTGCAGCCCAAATCGTTCACCGCCAGACCGTCAGCCGTAAAGGCGTGGTGAATGAAAACGCCGTGGTTCACTCCGCTGTACTGGGCGCGGAAGTGGGGGATTTTTCGTTTAACTGGATTGGACTGATTAACAAGGCGAGCAACACGCTGGCCATGATTGTTCATGCGCCGCTACAGCAGAAGCTGAAAACGAAAGATGGCCAGCAGGGTAATGTGCTCACCCGTTCGTTTTTGATGGAGTACAACGGCGCACAGGCTGAAACCGGAATCAACACGCCAGCGGAAACCTGGCAGATTGACTTCACCGCCCGTATGGCCGGGATGGATGAACGCCAGCGCCTGGAGAATATTGACCTTTACGGCGCGGCGGCTTTCCTGGGGAATGGCTATCTTGTCGCAAAAAGCGGCTCGCAATATTTTGTGACGGCCGGATCGGGATATGTTCGCGGCTTGCGCGCGCAGCTGGCCGCTAACCAGAATATTACGGTTGCCGATAAACCTGTAAACGTGTGGCTGGATGTGGCATGGACGGGAACCCTGACGAGTGCCTGGGGCGTGGCCAGCAAAATTACGGTTGCGGCTAACCTTGCTGACTACGTTCAAAATGGCGTGCAGCACTATGTTTTTGCCGTGGCCAGTATCGATGCAAACGGCAACATTACCGATCTGCGCCCAAAAGGTACGCTTAACGAACAGGCCGCCAATGATGCGCTGAAAAAGCATGAGCAATCACGCAATCATCCGGATGCAACCACGGCGGCCAAAGGCTTTACGCAACTCAGCAGCGCCCTGGATAGCGTTTCAGAGACGCTTGCGGCCACACCGAAAGCGGTTAAGGCTGCAAATGACAATGCAAACGGGCGTGTGCCGTCAGGGCGCAAGATTAATGGTCACGTACTGACTGATGATTTTAATATTAGCTCGCAGGATATTTTTAACGGTCAGGCTGTCGGGATCGGCAATGCCGCAGACCTGAACGCCTTCACCACGCCGGGGCTGTATTACCAGCCAGCGAACGCACAGGCTCAAACCGGGAGTAACTATCCAGAGGCAAACGCTGGTTCGCTGGAAATCTATAAGCACGCGGGTATCACTCAAATTTACCGTGTCTATAACAGTTCCCGCGCATACATCAGGACACTTTACGGCGGGACGTGGTCAGCCTGGACTAAGCAGTACGATGCGGCAAATAAACCGTCTCCGGATGATATTGGCGCAGTGAATAAAGGCGGCGATACCATGACCGGCCCGTTAAAGGTTAATGGAGAAATCCAGGCGGCGTCCGCTAATAGTTTTCGTATTGCTTACGGTGATTACGGTACGTTCTGGCGTAATGATGGCGCTAATCTTTATCTCATGCTGACCGGGAAAGGCGATGCTTACGGAGGCTTTAACGCGCTTCGTCCCTTACGTGTCAGCCTTGAAACTGGTGCGCTTCAATCTGATTCGCCACTGAATGTAAGTAACACAATTTCCGCATCAAAGGAGATTACTGCAGGTTACAGCGGGATATTTGGCTGGGCTAATCAGTATTCTACGAAAGCGCCATTTTTTAATTCATATTCAACAACTGGCGCGAGTGAATACCATCCGGCAATTAAACAACAGGCAACCATTACGGGGAAAAACGCCTGGGCTTTTTCAATGGGGTCACTGGTCAGTGATGGCGCACTTTCCTGGCATCTGCATATGAAGGGGAGCGGCAGCGGGGATATTAACTACAAATGGGATACCAACGGCAATTTTACTGCGCCGGGTCAGATAATTGCGGGTAATTATGCCAATTTTGATGCGCGTTATTACACCAAGGCGCAATCTGATAACGGGTATATGGCAAAGACTGGCGCTTATACCAAAGCCGAGAGCGACGGACGTTTTCAGCCAAAAGGGAGTTACACCCCGGCAGGACAGGCCTATACAAAAGCTGAAAGTGACGGACGTTTTCAGCCTAAGGGAAGCTATACCCCAGCTGGGCAGGCTTATACAAAAGCAGAGAGCAACGCGCGATATCTTCAGGATTTCCGCCTGGGAGCGCGAAGTTATCAAGTAATGGCCAGGGGAAGAATGTATGAAGTTTCAGGCAACGTTATAACGGGACTTCAGATTGAGGGACAGGTCGATGGTGATGGCGATTATATTGTGATGCGTCCATTGCAAAAACAGGTTAACGGAACGTGGTATACGGTGGCTCAGTCATGAAAATATTCAAAAATTTCACTCCTTATTTACCTGAGTCAGATGACATTCCGGGAAATGTTTTATTTCTGCTATCTGCGGATGGTCTGGACTGGTATGAAGCACAAAAGGAATTTAGTGAGAACTCTCTCAAGATAATGTTTGATTCCTGCGGCGTGATTTGTTGCGCCGAAACTGACGCATCACGGCTTTGGCCTGTTGATTGTTCTGTGGCAGAGATTGAAAACAAAAAGGTGCCAGATGGTTTCGATGTTGGTGCAGGTGAATGGATGTTTGATGGCAAAAAAATCACTCCGCGAGAATTGAGCCGCGCCGAAATTGAAACCAGAGCGCAAGCCCAGAAAACGCGCCTTATGAATGCCGCAACCACGGCAATTTCCACTCTGCAGGACTCTGTAGATTTGGGCATGGCGACAGCAGATGAAAGTGCGCTTTTACCTGTATGGAAGACATACCGCGTGCTGTTAAACCGGGTAGACACTACCGCAGCGCCGGACATTGAATGGCCTGAGGTGCCTGATAATGTGGCGTGAAGCACGGATTGCATTCAGTGATTCGGTTGCTTCACTGAATTGTTCCGTTATCCCGGTACACCCCTGGGTGTACGGGGTTGGACAACAGACAGAAAACGGTGCCTATCTCAGCCCGGTTAACGCGATTAATTACCTGGCTAAAAAGCTGGCTGGAACGGGCGGTGCTGCGGATATCGTGATCATGATGGTTTCTGGCCAGACCCATGACAGTTTTATGGCCAGCCTGAACAAGCTTGTGGAAGTATTCCCCAGCCCGGCATTTACTCAGGTGCAGAGGCTGGCACAGTCCGCCGCGCAGCTGGCAGCAGAGAAGATGCAAATTCCGGCGCAATTCAGTCAGGGGTTGCCAGCAGCGATCCCGCTTTCCGTGCCCACGAGCCGTTCAGCCCTTGCGGCTGCTGCGGTTAAAAAGGCGCAGCAGGAAGCCGCCGCCGCTGTTGACCTGTCAGCAGTGAAGAAACTGATGGGGGATTTTAAACAGCAGCGTGAAAGCCTGATTTCCGACATTGCCAGAGGCTTGACGGAACTGCAGGGAAAAAGCGCCAGGGCGTGGGTGTTTACCGCCAGCGGCGATCTGCCGTCCACGCTACTGGAGCTGGTAAAAGGGATTCCGCTTCAGTCCTCTGTATACACCGCCGCCATGATGCTGGTTGGCGATAATCTCGACGGCATAAAAGGAATGATACATGACCTCGAACCCGACACTGGCGCTTAACGGTGAAGCCATTCTGCTGAAGAACATGCGCGTGACCGTATCGCAGCAATTCCAGGACAAAGACCAGTCCGGCCAGACGAGTGCAACCACGAAATCTGAGCAGGGCATTAAAGGCAAGGAGCTGCGCGTATCCGGCGAAATTCCTTATAAAAATCCGGAGATCCTGCGGCGTATTTTCGAACTGGGCAGCGCTACGGATGCCAGCGGCCAGCGCCAGAAATACCGCGTTGCGCATGAGGCGGCGCGGGCTGTGAATTTTCGTGAGGCGACTTTCACCGGAACCCTGGACGCACCGCCGCAGGACGGGCGCATGTCCTGGCTTGTGACGTTCACGCTGGCCGAACATATCAGCGTGCAGGAAAAGCGTGAGGCCAGGGCAAGCGGCAAAACCCAAGCCGTGAAGCAAACGGCGGGAAGTGGCGGCGGCCAGAACGGTGGCCAGGCAGCTGGCGAGGATGAAGAAAAACTGACGTGGTTTGAACGTAAGGTGCTCAAGCCCGTGAATGATGCACTGGGATAAAAATGAAGCCGATTAAACGCCTGTACCTTTCAACGGATGAAGTTCACCTGGCTGATGCCAGCCTGGTGCTGGAGCTGAACAGCTGCGGCCGGGGATTTATTACTGCCGGAACCACGCAGGATTATACGGGGAAACTGGTGCGTCTCGATGTGGGTTATACCGATCTGGTGTTGCGCTGGTTTACCGGATATGTGGAACGCTCGCAACCTGCTGAAAACGGCTTTCAGCGCCTGTTTGTTCGTGAGCTGGTCGGCGTATTCGAACGCCCCTGGCCATGTTCCTTCCAGCACCCCACGCTGCGCGATGTGGCCAGCTGGCTGACAGAACACAGCGGGTTGACCTTCAGCGTGCCGGATGCCGATTACTCAGACCGCCCGATCCCACACTTCACCCATAGCGGTACGGGTTATCAGATGCTGGATAATCTGGGAAAGGCATTCGGTATCACGGATTACGTCTGGTATCAGCTGCCGGACGGGGCGGTATATGTAGGCGGCGCGGAAAAATCCCTGTTTGCAGATCGCCCGATTGAGATCCCCCATGAATTTAATCAGGGGACGGCCGGGGGGAACTCAGTGACGCTTCCCCTGGTACAGAGTCTGCGCCCCGGCGTGGAGCTGAACGGGGAGAGGGTGACAAAAGTCCACCTGCAAAATGACACGATGGCCGTTACCTGGACACCCCGCAACCGTGCCACGGGTAAGGCACTGCAAAAAACGCCCGTTCAGCGCCAGATTGAAAGCCATTATCCGGAGCTGGCATCCGGGATGCATTTGCCCAAGTTTGGCCGCGTGATGAATCCCGTTGAGGCAGTGAAAAGCGGCAATTTCTCCGATCCGTTCCGCCCTCGCTATGCGGTTGACGTGCAGCTGCTGGACGCGGACGGCAATCCGGATAAGGACACGCCTGTTTACTCAGCTGTGCCGCTGCCGGTTCCTATGGCGGGTAATGATTCGGGGATGTTTCAGTTTCCGCCTGAAGGGACGCTGGTCGAAATTGCCTTTACAGGTGGACGGCCGGATAAACCTTTTGTGCGGCAGACCGTGCCGGACGGAACGAGCCTTCCGGATATCCAGCCTGGCGAACAGCTGCAGCAGCAGCGTGCGGAAGTGTCGCAGCGCGTTACCCGGGCGGGTGACTGGGTGCGGCAGACAGACCAGGCGATCAGCGAAACATCGATGGCGCGGCTGGTTAAGGCCGATTCGGAACAGCGGGAGCTGGTCAGCCGGGAAACGACGGTTAAGGCTACGGATAAACTTACCGTGCTGGGTACGTCCACACTGCTGGCCGGAGCCATTCAGCAGGTGTGCACGGGTGATTACAGCCAGGCAGTAAATAACCGCGTGGTAAGCATCGGCGGCAATGATGAAACGGACATAGCCGGGAGCCAGACGGTCACAACGGGTAAAGACCTGATCGAGAAAATTGGGCAGATACGTAAAAGCGTGGCGGCCGCACAGCAGCAGATTATCGCCCCCGTGGTGTGGATTGGCTCTGGCACAATCAACGTGGCACAGCTGATGCTGGACACGCTCGACGTGGTGAAAGAGCTGGCAGAGCAAACGGCAAGCCACACGCACAGCAATACGGGAGCACCGACCAACGCGGGAGCCATCCGTAACACAGGTGCGAAAGCGGACACGCTGAACGGCAAATACTCCCCGGTGATTGGCAAGTAAACCTGTCCAGAACATAACCCGCGCAAGCGGGTTTTTTTATGCCTTCATCCCCTGGCGGGGATATCTCTCTTCTTATCCCCACAAGCGGATATCATCACACGCAACCAGCGGCGCTCTGGCGCGTTCAGCCATAACAACCAGTCAATGCCATCCTTAAAACAGATCGTGCGCACAGCAGGGCGCTGGCGCGTCACAGCGTGGACAAAAAAATGATGCACAGACCAAAATCGCACTACACCGCACCCGCCTGCGGTTTTTGGATCATAAAAATTTTTCAGTTTTATTTTTCTTCAAACCAGACCGCCAGACCGCGCCAGTGCTGGCGGCTTTGCGGAAAACCAGAACTGAAAAGATTGAAAAGAATTTCAGTGTTTTTCACTTTCATGGATCTCTTAAGGATCGTTAGTTGGATGTAACAACCAGATAAATAAGGGAAATATAAATTTTATGTGTATGGGTAGGATCGTTTTCATTTTTTGACGGCGTTTACTCTTTCTTAGTTAAAGCCAGTGCTGGCGCGGCGCAGAAGCCAGAAGAAAGTAACTGGAAAACTGAAAAAGTTGCGTACTATAATACTGTATGCATGAACAGTAATTATTTTTTGGAGGGACGAGCAATGGGGAAAATATCAATTAACGGTGCGGTTTTTATCTTTATGGCCAAAGGGGAAAAGCTCAAAGAATCCGACGCTTATCCGAGCAACGGAACGCCTGACCAAAAATACGTTTTGTGGCCACGCGGTGAAGGTTGGGACGTACGTTATCTGGAATTCGGCTCAAATGGGATTGAGTGGTTGCCTATAGCTGAGACAATCTTTGCTGATGAGCCTGAAGCATGGCAGGCAGCATACGGACATTGGATGGAGATTTATGAGCGCAAGTACAACTTTCTAGGGGGGGCTGGTCCAGAGGAAAAGCGAACTGGTTTCGATTCGTGCGACACTTTTGCGACACTGGGCTATGAAAACTAAAAAGCCACCTGCAATGAGGTGGCTTAATTATTTGATTTTAAAGCTAAAATTTGGTGGCCCCTGCTGGACTTGAACCAGCGACCAAGCGATTATGAGTCGCCTGCTCTAACCACTGAGCTAAGGGGCCGTGGCGGTGAATTATAAAGTAACTCCCCT